TTGTATTCTTCTTTATTTAGTTTTTTCCACTTTTTTTCCATCTCTTGATATGTTGTTTAAATACTCTTTTCTTCTATCACATCCACAATCTTCATATCCTAGTTTATTAGCAATCCATTGTGCTATCGCTTTACCTTTACCAAATGTAATGATGTTTATAATATATTCTACTTTATCTCCTAGTTTCATATTAATTTTTTTAATTTATTTTTTACGTTTCTAAAAGTATTGTATAGAGAGTAATAACTGATGTGTGTCTTTCTTGATAGTTCACTTATGCTTTCGCCACCACTTACTATGTCGTAAACCTGTCTATTATACCAATGTATTTGTTGTAATGCTTTTTGTATTTTACCATAAACCTCATCATAATTTACTGTACCCTCATCTTGTATTTGTACGTTTTCAAGTGTGGTATATGTTACCCTCATTTTCTTTCTTAACAAGTCAACGTATAAACCCCTAAGGATTCTAAATATATAATAGTAGTTTATATCACAATCCCCATAACTAAAATCAATACCTTTCTGTGTATTTTTTATAAGCAATAGATACATCTCTTGAACGAGGTCTTCAACCTCTGTTTCTCTAAGTCCACCAAAAGTTCTTGTAATCTCCATCCACTTTTCGTGTCTTTCGTATGCTATTTCAACTTGTGTTTTCAAAATGGTAATTGCATCTGCTGTATTATGTTTGGTCTTACTATATCTTTATCTCCTAACTTATAACCCACATTGTTCTTAATACTTTCTAGAATAAGTGGACTATCAAAAGGTGTTGGCTTACATCCTAAGTCGTGGTCTTTTATTTTTTTACAATGAAGCTCTGTATATATCCATCTTGATTCGTGCTGGGTCAATCTGTGTATCGAATAGAAATCATCTGTTCTATTTCCAAAAACATTTCCCTGTTCAACATCACTCATAGCGAGTGGAATAGGATGTCCTGCATATTCGTGGTTAGATGGGTACTTAGCTCTAAAAGCAGATGTTACAGAGTGCATAATTAACCAAAGAGCTTTTTCATACTTCTTGACAAAGATTCTAAAATCAGTCATCATTTCATAGGTGTACTCAAAAGCGTTGCTGTATTTCATCATACTTTTATTCTTTCTTAAACTATTGATTGGGTCAATAATCAAACAATCAAAGTCATATTGTGGCATAACCACCTCACACAAAGATAGTAAATCTAAGTAATCATAGTTTTGTTCGCAATCTATAAACTTAAAATGTTCATAAACAAACTCGGTATGTTTGTCTAATTCTTCTTTAGATAATTTGTTTATTGGTTTTTGTGCTTTGAACTCTACAAGTTTTCTAATAAGAGAATATGGCTCATTCTCACTACTAAAAATTAAAAACTTTACTTTATGTTTCAAAGCAAAGAGTAACATAAAATAAATTATGATTGATGTTTTACCAACGTTGGCGTGTCCAGCAAAGCAAGTAAGATTCTTTTTAAATCTGATTACACTATCTATTTCTTCTATGCCTATCTTTGGTGCTTCTTTGAGTTTACCAGTTCTAATGTCATTCAGTTTTTTATACTGGTCATCAAAGTTTATGAGCATTATTTAGATAGTTTTTCTAATTCAAATTTTAAGTGGTCAATCGCTTTTTCTAAACATCTGTTTGGTGTGTCGTGTTTCTTGTAAGCTCTAAGTATGTATGTACAAGCTGTACCCAAGTTATAATTAAGGTCAAAGTTTTCTACTACTTCTCTTGCAGTATATCCATTTTTCCCATTATAATACTTGGGTGTCTTGATATGATATGAGCCAAACTGCTCATCGTAACCATCAGAATGGTAGGTCATCTCTTTCTGTGTTTTGGTCAGCTAGTTCTAATTCTTTGTGTTGTTCTATCTTCCAACCTGCAATAGTGTTTATGTATTTTGTAACACCATCTTTGTTTTGCCATTCACGACCTCTAATATTGATTGCGATTTTTACAACATCTCCAATTTTATAATTATCCAATACCTCACATTTATCTTGTGAGAAATCTATTTGTATTTTTTGTGGGTAATTTTCTATTGTTTCTAATAGTAACTTTCTGACTTTGTAACCCTTAGTGCCAAAAGTTTGTGTTTCTTCGATTTGTCTTATTGTGCCTTTTAATTCCATATTATTTATCTATTATATTAAAGTATTTATTTGTAAGTGATTCTACCTCATCTTGTGATATTTTACCTGCAATATATGATTGTGATGCTTCTTTAAAAGCAACTTGTAGTAAAATACTTCTTCCTGTGTCTAGCCGAACATCTGTTTGTTCTTGTTTTGTATAGTTGCTATACATTGACACTTTCTTTATGTCTTTGTATTTATATCCATTTTTTTGTTTTATGTATTCGTACTCTACTTCATCCCCTACTTTTATTTTAAGAGATTCCACAGATGATACAGGTGCATAAACAAAACCCTCTGGATGTGCAGATGTAGTAATTATATATGTATATATACCATCTCCAAAAGGGGGTTTGTCTAGTTTGTGTATTGTCTTTATAGTTGCTTTCATCTTTGTAAGTTTTTGTCTTTATATTCTTGTAGTTTGAGATTTTTACCATCTATAATTCTTTGTACAATAGATTGGTCATAATCTTGTATTTGTTTTTTTAAGAGTTTGTTTTCTTTAATTAGTTTCTTTTTGTCTGATTCTAATTGGTCAACTCTTGCTAATAAGTAATCCATATTATAAATTTAAGTGATTTTGTAATACTAATCTTTCTATATCTTTAGTATAGTCATAATGTAGAAGATTTGTAATATCTACATTGTCTTTTGATATTGTAATTATATCCACTCCATCAAAAGTACCAGTTCCATCAAAATAACCACGTTCAGCTTTTACAAAGTTGTATTCAATTGTTAGTTGTTCGTTGTTATACTCAATGTCTGTAATGTGTTTTTTAAGTGTGTATTGTATCATAATGTTTTGTTTTATATTCAAATATAATTAAAAATTGTTAATATCAAAAAAAAAAGAGGAGTAAATAAATACCCCCCTTTAAAAACAAAACACTAACCGAGTGTGGTTAGAACTTACAAAGATAATCTTTTATTTTCAATATCTAATTTATTTTTGTATTTATCTATCATTTCTTGTAAATCCCCTATACTATACTTTACTGTTTTTTTTGATAGATTATATAGATGTTTAGGTAAACCTTTTTTCTTTTTTTCTAAAGCTAAAGAATATTCATATTGTAATCCATATTTAAAACGATTATGGAATCTACTCTGAGACCACACATTATCCTCGTTCCACCTAGTTGCCATCTCTTTACGAGATATAAAATGACCAGCATCGACTTCTGTGTAATGATATTTTTTATTTGATGTTATACATCTTACAAATCCTTTTTTGTCTGCATCTCTCTTTCTTATATATTCTGAGAATATTCTATCTAGTTTGTTTATAAGTGTTTTACGTTTTGGTTTTTTCACAATATAAATATATCTAATATTAAAGAAAAGAAAGAAAAAGTAACCAAAAAGAAAGAAAAGAAAAGCCCTAGTAGAAAAGAAAATTAATAAATTACCTGTTCCAAGTGCCTTCCATCTTTATTAGGTTGCACAAGTTTTGCTCAAAGCAAAAACAAATATATAAATTATTTTGAATAAAGTTTGTAAAGTGTAATCTTGAATAAAATTACAAGTATGATTATTGTATAAATGTTTGGATGTGATTCGCCACACAATCCTAGTAAGTGTTCTATTGTTTCCATATTATCTACCCTGACCTTTGTATCTTTTTAAATAATGCTTTGATGATTTAACTTTGCTTGATTTTGTCTTTGAGTGTATTCCTCTACGTTTTCTGGTATTACTTTTGTAGATATGTACCTTAACTCTTTTTGCCATTACCTTTTAAATATACTTGTAGCTTTTTCTGTTGTTCTACCACCAAAATAAGCAAGTACAACAGCCATCATAACTTTTTCAAAAGTATCATTCCAAACCTCATTAATGTGAAAAGGAATACTATCAACAGAATCTAATATACCAGCAAAAGAAAATATTACAATACACCAAACAAGTACAAGTGGTCTTACATTTTGTGTTAGCCAACTACCTTTAGCATCTGCTTCCCACCTGCTTGTGATTGCTTCTATCTCTTTATTTTGTTGTTCATATATTAACTCTTGTAGTTTTATTTTATCATCGTTAGAAATCTTTGCTTTAGTTATTTCTGCTATTGCTTCTTTAGGATTTGTAACACCCTGTAACACACTTCCTAGTGTTGGATTTATAATACTAGCTGCACCGAATAATAGTTTTCCTACTGTTGTATTTTTAAAAGGTTTCTTTGACATTATGTTATATTTATATATTTTACTTTACCCATATCCCTAACAGCTTTAAGTATTCTGTTTCTGTTTTTTTCTTTATCTACATAACTTATATGTACCCAATCTGGGTTATCTCCACCAAATTCCCATATCAAAGTGTCAAAATCTAAATTATCTTTTATGTAATTAAACATCTCAGCATTTGTTTTATGACCATAAATGTCATCAATATCTATTGCTTGACCTTTACAATGTTGTGATGTCTTACTACCACCTATTGCTTCATTTAGTTCGGTACTTCTATACATTGATGTAATCTTAATAGCACCCCCTACCCATTCTCTTAATGGCTCAAATACTTTTTCTGCAAGTATTTTCATATTATTATAAGCAGTACCATTAGGTGTGTTGTCTATGCCTAATCTTAGAGCTGTGATACTTTTTGTTGCTTCTTTTTCTGATATATGTTTTGAAATCATAATCTAAAGTTTAGACCTACTGAACTATTTATAATCTCACTATCCCAAAACTTTATGTACTCTCCCTCTAAAAACAATCCAAGTGTTTTTGTAAGTTTCAATCCTACTATCAGACCACCCTGATAATCCGACCATTGTTCTAGTTGTGAATCTTTTTTCAGTCCACCCTTACCCCAATTGTTTCTATTTAAATAGCTTAGGTTT